TAAACAACCAATTCTAAACTGTAAGAAGTCGGCTAACTTATTAGCATCCATCTTATCTACAACTTGATGTACACCAAACTTCTTGTGCATCTCGTTCATGTCCTTTGACCAATCTTTACTCATCTACTTCTCCTAAAATAATGTCTCCATAATGCAGACCTAATAATACTTATACACGTAAAAATTAATGTGATACCCATACTATCCCATATAGTTGGATGTAAACCGAACCATGGGAATATGATTATCTGTATTAGTAGTGATAATAAGAACCCACTACCAACATCGATAAAACTTTCTAGCAAATGGTTATTCACCTTGTTTTCTTTTCTTTAAGTGAATTAATAATTTGCATGGCTTCCAACGACAGCTTGCGTCTATTTCCTTTTTGCATATTTCGCACTTCATAAACTCTCCTTACTCGACAGAATTTTTTACCATTAAACATATGAAACATATTACAATCTTTATCTACTGCCTCGCTTATAGCATGATCTGTAAGTGTCTTACCAGTAGAAGCTGCTGATACACCATCACCTACTGTCTTTACTTCTGACGCCACCTTTATAGCTTCTATAGTACCTGGATTTAATGCAATGCATCCACTGATACTAACCAAAGAAAGACTCAAGAGAAGCGATCTCTTCAGCATGCCATCCTAACGGTTCGACTACGATCTGCATGGCATCAAGGAATACCTTTTCAAATTGCAGATCATAGTCTATATAGTTTTCTAGTCCAAACTCTTTGGGCAACACGGAATTAAAGGCAATAACATTCTCATTGAATGGATTCTGTGGCTTGAGGTATACGAACTTAATCTTATTACCATCAGTTATAGGTTCATACTTCTTAGTCAGACCAAGACGTTTGATATGATAGTTAAACAGTAGAGAGCCACGAACATGGATTGGTGTACCTTTCTTATAGATTGGATCACCAGCATACTTCTCTATGTCAGAAACCGATCTAGGAAAAGCGATATCCTCGACGCTGAGCGAAGTAAATTTGGTCTTAAACTCTTTGACGAATGTCTGAACTGCCACTTCATCCTTATAGAGGATGACCTCGAGTGCTTCTTTGAGCTTCTCGCGTACGACTGCAGGTGTCGACGACTTAACCATCTCAAGGCCCATAACTTTAATCTTAGGTTTTGCATATTGAACTCCTTCGGAATTATGCACATTTAATATATATCGTTTCTTAGCGACCCAAATACCTTTGTCAGCGAGTACTTCACGCTTCATCTGCATCTTTTGCGCATAGGCATTAGTATATTCAGCTAGCTCTTGATAACCACCATCGATGAATGGTTGGAATACCTTTTCACAAATCTTATCCATATAAGCGATCTTTTCTTCAGTCGACTTATTAGGTACGGTAGTTTCAACCAGCTTCTCCAGAGTGAGATATATCGAATCGGTGTCGATCGCAATTACGTAATCTTCACCTTTGGTTTTCAATGTCTTGTTCATGAAGTCATTAAGTTTATTTGCCATCCAACGAATAGACAATTGACCAGATAATGTAATACCTTCAGCGATACGTAAGTCATAGTATCTAAAGTATCTATTACCTACTGCACCGTAAGCTGAGTTAAGTGCGATCTTCATAGCCATTTGTAGGTTCTTAAGTCTAGATATATCTTTAATTAGTTTAGGCTCTTTAGTCTTCTCATACTCTTGTTCTGCCTTAAGCATTTGTTTCTTAAACTTGGATCGGTTATTATACATCTCTTCCATGAGAGCTGGTAAGAAACCTTTCTTATCTTTGTTATAACACCAACCATTTGCTGACACCGCCATACCGACTGGTTTGTCGAATGGAGTCGATGCTAGTAGTTTTTCGACATTAACATCTATTTTAGTATCAGTTAGAGTTTCAGGTGACATATTATACTGCATAATAAGATGTGGATACAGCGAGTTCAAGTCAAACGATGCTACCCACTTGTGTGGTCCAACGAGTGGATCTTTAACATATGCACCCTCAAAGGCTTCATTCTTAGTCGACTCTTCTTTAAGTGGGATGGCGATCTTACGATCATGTAGATAGTTGTAGATAATCATGTCCCACATCCGAACTGGTGAGAATACATCTTCATAGTTTATCTTTGCTGTGTATGCCATAGTATAGACTAGTTCGATAAGTCTCATCTTATCTTCAAGTTCATCGACAAGTTCTACGTCATGTATGTTATAGTCGACGAATGTCTTCCAGTGTTTGGTGTAGAAGTCTTTGAAGTTCTCTTCAGGATTTTCAAGCTTTTTCTTTTTGAGTTCGACCTGCGCGATATAGTCAAGTCGATATGACTCTTGATTTGTATAGGTAAACTTTTTATATAGGTCAAGATAATCTAGTGTCGATATACCAAGGAATGTATAACCTTTGATGTCCTTACCATTAGCATAGATTCGTTTGTCATTAACGACACCCCATGGAGATAACCTTTCGACATAGGTATCACCACACATTAATCTAATACGATTAACCAGATAGGGTATATCAAAGCCATTAATATTCCAACCAGTGATTACGTCAGGACAGTTATCTTGCCAAAAGTGTACGAATGCCCTAAGCATTAATGATTCATCAGTGCTTTGGATATATCGATGATCTGGTCTTGTGGATGTATATGGTCGAGTACCGAATGTTACCAACTGCTTATGGTTATTATCTTTGATCGTAATAAGGAGGATTTCCTCATTAGCTTCTTCGATGTTTGGAAAGCCATTCTCTGTGGCTGTTTCGATATCGATAGAGAATAACTTGATTTGTTCTTTATCCCACTGGATATTCTTAGGATATGTTTCAGTTATGTATTGGTATTGAAATTGGTTGTTACCATAGAATTCAAAGCCATGAACTTCTTTATATCTGTCGATATAGTCATTGGCATGCTTGATCGATTCGAATTTATATGGATAGACATCTTTATCGTCGAGTGTCTTCCAACCAGTCTTACCTTTCATGTTCGAGACAAAAAGGGTAGGTTCAAACTCTACCCTGCTTTTGTATGATTGGTTATTGTTACAGTAACGGATTAATAGCTTGTTACCATATTTGACGACATTCGTATAGAATCTATTCATAGTATAATTATATCACAACTCACAATTATTGTACACTTATTTTTTAGGTTTGTCCTCAACGACTGGATAGAAGTTAGTGGCTGGGAATGTAGATGAATCTCCGCCGATCCACTGAATCTTGATGTTACCCTTGATTGCTGGATCATTTATCCAACAGCCTTTAAGGTAGTGATTATCAATCCTCTGTGCTGCCGCTCTCTTACCACCATATTGTTTAGGACACTCATTGTTTGATAGAACGATCCGCACATTCTCATTATATTGATATACCAAATATTCATCAGGGGCTTCAGTTGCATATACAACTATCGGCAATAACAAAAGCGTCAAGTATTTCATGACGGCTCCTTGTTGTGATTGGTTTTATATTTATATTACCAATGACGTATAATCCCTGCAACAATGAATATACAAGTGGCCAGATTCACGCCAGCGATCACGGTACGCATAATAGCGACTCGATCAGATTCCCTATCACAGTCCGACGCCTTCTCACCGAGGGCTTTTGCCCAGATCCTCCATAGGGACCCTTTCTGGCGAGCTTTGATAGATTCATCAATTCGCTCGAGAAGACGTAACTCGGCATCACGGGCGATCTCTTGTTCTAAAGTATATAGTTCTTTCATTTTACTCATAGTAATAAGCCTTTATAATGTTCTATAACCTTTTCTAAGGCTGGAATAATCTCATCATCATTTAACACTGGATCTTCAAATGATTCGATTCCGTTTAACACAGATATTCTATAACTAATTATCTGATCTTTTTGGTCCTGCAACTCGTCAATGACGATTTGTTCTATTGATGGTCTACTCACTTTATACTCCCAGACGAATCTGCTTGATTTTTGTCTTCACGGATCTCCACAAAGATTGGGAGGAATAAACTCTCATCTTGTGATTTGCTCCTAATACGAGCATTGTACTTGACAGCCACCACCTTACCAACGACATCCTGCTTTTTAATCTTCTTGCGATCTTCATCATTAAATCCACTCCCAACTTTAACTTTGATAACGCCATCCTCTGATTCACAGACGAGAGCTCCTAATAGTCCTTCATATTTACCTGTGCCGTCTTCCACATCGACGATCTTTAAATCACATTCCAATTCACCTTTAAATTTAATTTGATGCTTGGCACGTTTATTTTCCCAAGGAGAATATATGTCCTTAAGGATAATACCTTCTTGACCATCTGATAGGTATTGTTCAAATACCTGTCTGGCCTCTTCTAAACTATTTACTGTATTTGATGTTACCACACGGATCTTTTCGATACCTTCGACTGCATCCTGTAACCTATCAAATCGAGTTGCATATTCGACTGGACATAATCCATCTGAAAAGTATAGGTATGGAATAAAGTCCCATACTACAGCTCTGACTAATTTAGCTTCCGCATCTGAAATAGTACCCTTGATAGCTTTATTTAAGATACCATTGCCAGTTTGACGATCCATTAGTCCATCAAAGAATGCTACAACTAACTCACCATCAAACACGACATCCATACCTTTGGATGCTGTAACAAACTCTTCCTCTAGGTTACCTAGTAAATTTATCTCTTTACCATTACGAGTTCTGAATTCACATTTACCATCACGAACTATAGCATTAAATCTCATGCCATCCATCTTTAGTTGTGCGTAAGCTGGCCATTTAACTTTGTCTACAAGTTTCTCTTCATAACCAGACGCTAACATACATGGATACTCTTTAATGAGTCCCATCCATACGTCATTAGCGGTAGCGATCGAGACACCGCACTTCAGATCCTTTGCTATGATTCTTTCAATGACCATAGCATTTTTCGGAGAGAGTGAAGTAAGGATCTGAGTTAGGTGCTCGATGCCCGCATTACCCGTTTTAAGTCTACTACTTAATTCAAATAAGCTATCCAAAGCTTGCATAAGGCAGCCACTCCCTTCGGCCTTATACTTTGGTATCTTTCTAATATAAAACTGTGTGAATGGATCTAGAGCTAGTCGAACTACTTCTCTTAATAGTTCATTATCCTTATGCTCTTCCAACTTTGCAGTTTTATAATTGCGACTTGGATTTGCGGCCAAGTCATCCAATAGGTCTATTATTTCCATTTTTGCTCTAATAATTTAATAACTTTTTGCATTAATAATCTTGATGCTTCAACTTGATCGTCAAAGTCCATATCAAGGTCGTCTTCGTTAAACATATCACTTAACTTATCATTCACTTCGTCTGATAAATGCTCAGCGATCCAGTCAGCATTATCTTCGGCAAATTTAATTAATTTTGCAGTCATCATTATCTCCTATAGATATAAACATCAAGCTTAGTTGCATTCTTAATACCACCTACGATATTACCGCCCCAGTCATATGATACTGGACGAACTGAACCTGGATAATAGTAGCCACCTTTGGCAACCATTTTAACTAGAGGTTTACGACCACGAAGTACAACTCTTTGTTTATCAGTACGATTTTTATTTGCAATTGACACAGCTTTTTTGATGATGTCAAGTTGCTGAATGTCTACGGCTGAATTCACGTCGACCGTCATTATGTAATTCTTTGAGGTTCTCATTATCTAATCTCCTTAATGAACTTAGCTTTAAGTAAACTGTCAACTATTGACTGATCTCTATAATGCTGAGCAGTTAACAACCAACCTTCTAATGTCGTACCTGAAAAGGTTTTGTTTATTGAAACTTGTGCTTTGTACCAGTGATTGTTTATCTTGATAGTCATTATTCAGTCACCTCAAAGAATTTTTGACCAACCGCGAAAACGATGTCGAATGCTTCTACAACTTGAGGGCTGTATACCATTCTACGGTACGTCTTAATACTTTCGCAGGTTTCTAGGAATGGAAGACCGAGAAAATCGGCTTCTTTTTGAATTACTTTAAATGCTGTTGTTGTTTTCATAATGTCTCTCCTCATTAATTTAATCTATAAGAATATTATATCATGGAGAGCAATTATTGTAAACATTTTAATTGAATTTGGATCAAAATA